CATTAACACCAATAGATGAAACGTAAATGTCCGTTACCAGACCAACATTAGCAGGAATGTCTTCAGAAAGTGCAGTTCTTTCTGAAGAAACCCCGATAATATGAGATCCAAGAAGATCTTCAACAAAGGTTGAAATTCCTGAAATTGTAATTGAATCTCCAGAATTTAATGAATGATAACCTGAAGTATAAACTCTTAAAGATTGTTTATCCTGCCAAGTTATAACAGTATTTTCAAAGTTATCATAAGTGGTCTGAACATTATTGACATTGAATCCAGATATTCTCGAAACTTTTGCGGATACTCCTCCACCACCAGTTCCTTCATTTTCAAAAGTTAGTAAATTACCTATCTTATAGTCTTCTCCTGGACTTATAACTGTTACCGAACTAATATCACCTTCTGAAACAGATTCAATGTTAGTAATTTGATTAAAGAATTCATTAGATTCTATTATAAAATCATTTCCAGAATTTTCTTGATCGATTCTATATGGGAATGTGTTTCTAACTAAACGAGAGTTATTAAAATCAAAGGATTGGTCTAAATCTTCAACTACTGGTTTTGATCTAAATGAATCTCCAATAAAATATGGGAATTTAGGTTCTAGTTTTCCACTAGGAGATGCAGTTGCAACGCCAACATAGTAAGCATAAACTCCATTTGGATATTCTGGAGTTTTGGCAAATCTTCCATTGTGTTCATCAAGATTCCCATTGTTAGTGTACTTGAAGTCTTCTGTAAAGAATCCTAGGGGGAAAGTTGATGTTGGTGGTCTATTATATACGTTTTGTGGAGAAGACTCATATCCTGGTTTTAGGATGACTATCTTTGAGTTATTATCTTCTGGATCAGAATAACCAAAAGGTCCATAAATTGGGTTTCCGTCGATTGCCCATCCAATTACTCTAGAGTGTCCAGTATTTTCGTTTGGATCTAAAAATTCTTCCCCATCTCTATCTGTAGAGTAACCAACGATTCCATAGGAAAGATCCTCCCCATATTCTGTAAAAATTTCATCGGAGAATCTTTCCTGATTATTGATACTTAAGTATCTAACATTGGATTCAATAACTGCATTTTTTCCTGGTGGTATTACAGAAATTGATGTATTTTTATCTTCATAATTTACGCCCTGATTAATAATAATTACATCCTTGATAACACCATCAACAACAGATGCTCTTAATTTTGCTCCAGATCCTGTTCCATTAACTGTCAAATCAGGAGCAGCATTATAATATTTTCCACCATTTTGAACTTCAACTGCAATAATTTTTCCAGACTTTAAAATTGGTTTTAGTTCAGCACCAACACCATTTCTAACAGTTACTGAAGGATTCTTGTGGAAGTTTAGAATGTCTGAACCATAGTTGGTTCCTTTTTCATAGAGATATGCATCAACGATTTCTCCTCTAACTTGTGGAGTAGCAGTAATAGTACCAATAAATGAACCTGGAAATTCTGCATTGATTTCAATTTCAATTGGTGGATATGAGAATGTTTGATATCCACTACCTGTTGTTTCAAGTCTTACAAATTTCTTCCTATCATAATCAGTAGTTGCTGCGCCAACAGTTCCAGCATCTGCTAGTTGGAAATCCGAATCATTTAATCTGATTACTCTATATTGAGATGTTGAAGAAAGACCTGATATTGCCGATTCCTCAAATGAATAATTTACAAGATCTCCATCTTTAAATCCATGGTTGGTGAATGATATTCTATTAAATTCTGTCGATATGCCAGTTGGTTTTACTTTTAGAGATCTATTCTCATATCCACTTCCAGGATCAATAACTCTTATTTCAGAAATTACATCTTGTGCTTCAAATAATCTGAATTTGTGAGTTCCACCAGTGTTTATTGTAGTAAATCCAACAGTATTAATTCCCGCCAGATAATCTTGCTCAGTTTCATAGAGATAAATTGCTCTGGTGTTTATAACTTCTGGATAATAAGTTGCACCATTTACCAGATATCTACCTTGATCGGTGTTTGAGAACTTGAATGACCCAATACCAAGCGGTTGATTTCCAGATGGGTTATATACAATTCTTTCGCCACTTTCTAAATTGTGTCTTTCGGTAAAAGTAATAGTCTCATTGTTGATATCTACACCACCAGTCGCTGCTAAACCAACCTGTGTGCCGTTGAAATCAATCTCTCTATACTGTTTACTCAATACGTGTTGTAACTTTGCTCCTTGCCCATTTCCACCCTTTATGGTGGTTGATAATACACGATTAATACTAAAGTTCTGTGGATCAACCAATACACTCTTTACAGATCCACGAACAACTGCTTGTGCTAGAGCGGTTGTTCCAACTCCAACGGGACCAGGAATAACTATGGATGGTGGATTAATTACATCATAATCATCACCACCATTATAGATTCTCAAAGAATCTATTGGACCGTAGTAAACCCTGTCATTTGTTTTATAGTTAATAATATCGACACCATTTACCAGTTTGCCGATAGTTCCAACTTCTGTTGGAGAAGTCCCACCTTGAATATTTGTCTCAAGAGGGAATTTTGTCAGTGTTTTCTTGGGAACTAACTTTTTATTATAATGTTGTAGTAGAGTAAAGTTGTGATTAGAATTTTCGCCATATCTACCAAACTCAACAAAACTTTGTGTTGCTACAAAAGATCTTGCATTGAATAATCTTATTTTATTTTTTCTGCCAGACTCTTCAATAACTTCGACATAATAAGTTCTTCCAAAAACCAATTCTGGGATAACTTCATTATCACCATGATAAACTATGGCATCTCCAGTAATGAATGGTACATCATCCGTAAAGGAAAGAACCGAATATAAATCGGTTAGAGGATTATAATTCTGGAATATGTCATTAAGGTTTGAGGATGGTGTTAAAGTAATTTTCGCAGTAGAAAGTTTCTCATCAATCTCATATCCTGGAAGTGAGTTTGATGCAACATACATGTAGTCATCTTTTTCACTATAAGTATTTTGAATATTTGCAATTATACTAGATGCACTTATTGGAGTGTTGGAAGAAGATGCATATGTGTACTGCCTTCTAACACTCAACCTTCTATTAGCAGCGACCCCAGTAACATTCTTATCGAGTTCAATTAAAGATCCATTAATAGAAGTTACAGTCGCATCAGATACAACAATATTTTCAGAATTTCTATCTAACACATCAACAATATCATTTACCTTAAGGCTAGATTTGTCCGGTGCCTCAAATAAAGTTAATTGGTTATTGTTGAAAGAATTTACCTCATATCGTGATCTAACGTTGTAAATCCATGTATTAAATGAAAACTCTTTTGTATTCTTATTATTATTTTTTACTTTATCTCCAAGATTTTTGACGGAAATATTATCTCCATCCAATAATAGAGTAAACTCATCTGGATTTTCGATTTCAGAAAGAACACCAGTGACTCTTAATTCAACTCTTTTTGACAATTCGCCATTCTCATATCCATAAATGATTTGATTAGAACGAATATCAGATGCTGGCGTTATTGCCGAAGAAACTCCATCACAACCGAAAAACTGGTTAATACTCTTGTCAGTATACGTAATTGTATTTGATCCAGTAATTAATGTGCCCGAATCGGGGAAACCAACTGTACTATCTACAGTGATTACTGAAGAACCAATAGAAACATTGTCAGAAACTATGGATTTAGGAGTTATTCTAAAAGTACCTTCAATTAAACTCTTTTCATCATATCCAGAGAAAAGTTGAACTTTATAAAAAGTTTTATTATTTCTTGTTATAATTTCAACTTCAGAAACTGGACCTGTGGCAGAATCATCAATGTTTCTGACCATTTGACCCACTAGTTTTAATGGATCTCCAGAAATTCTTTCTGTAACTAATACTTCTCTTCTAATAAATTCTGCATCAGAAGGTTTCAATAAAAAATCTTCAAGATTTATGACTTTTGGTGTAGTTCCGTATAAGACATTGAAGAGTATTCTAAAGGACTCATCAGTTCCTTTTGAAAGATAGAAACTGCGAGCATTCTTTATGAAGTTATTAACATCAATTTCCGATACAAAATCAACATCTTCAAAACCTGGTGCAAGAAGATACTTTAATTTTTTATAGAATTCTTTTAAAAATAAAGCACTTAAATTGTGTACTCTGGTATTATTGTGGTGTGATGATGAAGATGATGATGCGAAAACTAACTCTTCTGGGTTTGTTTCATTCCTGTAACTAGTAATTCCACTAAATCCGCGAACACATCCAGTAAAACTATTAGTTGTAATTCCAGTATAAGTGATTATTTCATCATTAAGTTTAAACAGACCATACTGTTTTGGGAATCCTTTCGTTGATCCAACATAAATGGTATCATCGCTATCAGTAACTGCACTAGTTAATGAAGTAATTCCAGTTATAACTTCTGGGGAAAGGTTATTTAAATTCAGATATTGATCTAAATTCTCTGCAATATCTACTGGACCTCCCTGATATTCTTGGGAGACGTAGTATTGCTTTAGAAAATCGACAGACTTAGGTGACTCGCTAAGTAAAAATTCTGGTAACTGATTCTCAATAATTTGCTGTATTTTTACCCTAGCGTCAAAACCAGTTGTAATCATATCCCCTTATTACCTCGTTAGTTTTCCGTTTGAATAGCTTGATCTTACTGGGTAATCGACTCCAGAAATTTGCTCTCCGGATGCTATAGTATCCTTAACCATATTTATAGTGCTTTTGCTAACATCAAAGACAAGATATAGGTCTTTGAGACCGATGACATCATTTGATTCTGGATATGCCTGAATCTCAATAATACCTCCATCAATAGAGGTAGAAATTATATTAATTGTATTGACTAAGATTTCACCTTTGATATAATCTACAGTTCCAATTGATTTTTTAACAATTTCATATGTGTTTGGATCTAGTGTTGGTTTAACAACGGAAAGAATTCCAATATCACTGTCTTCTGATGATACATCAACAAAGTAAACGGTATCTGCTTCACCTGCAATTCTAAACCCAGTACTCTTAATGTTATAAGATCCTATAGTTTTATGAAATTGATTACCAAAACATATTTCATATTGTGCAAAAGTGTTTAGTACGCAATTAATATTTCTCCTCATTTTCACGCGAGTGATGTTCGATGTAATCGATGTATCAACATTATCAATGACTTGAAGTGCTTTACTATACTTGAATCTGCCACCAAACTTATTCAGATCTACAGATTGTGAATACTTGTCTAATGCGGAAACAACTCTTGCATTCAAATCTTGTACATTGCTTACTCTAGATGAGTTATAGAAGACATCACTATCAACTTCAACATAAAGTAGTTTTAGGTCTATAATTTCTTGGTTTATTCCAGAAACCGAATATTGCTTAAGATCATTTAGAATTTCTGTCTTTGTAAAATCGGAAATAGAAATACCATTCTTTGGTTTGATACTTAAAAGTACCTTTCCAAACTGTGGTGGATCTAATTCTTCACCACCAACCACAGAAACCGATTCTGTGTTTGGATATATTTTCTGAATAATCGCTTCATAATCTCTTGCAGTGACAGCACGATATTGTGAAGAATATACCCTAGGAGCAAAGTACTTGATAGAATCTATAGATTCTATGCTGCTTCCCCCCGAAGCACGGTTCACGGTGCTTACAGATACCGTTCCCGAAGGAGTTACAAGTATATCACTACTATCGGTTGTAGTTCCTGAATAAGAGAATAGTGAAGGACCATTTCCATCTGCACCATCAGTTGTAATATAACTGACTTTAATTGTTGTTCCTGTTTCTATTTTCTTTCCAATAATTCCATCACCGAATAAAAGTTCATATTTTTCATCGGCAATTTCTTGTAACAAATAAATTTCAGAGTTTGAATCTACTGTAAAAATATTATCGACCTGCTTATACTCACGAGTTCCAACTTTAACAACAATTGTACTCGTATCAATATTTGGATTATTTAAAATAAATCTTTGATTGGTTGAATTATCAACTACGAATTCTTTGGTGAGGTAAATCCCCTGATAAACTTCAATATTATCAAATGATGCAGATCCATTGACATTGTTTCTTGTAATGTCTTCTGGTACGGAGAACGTATATGAGGTGTTGTCAACCGCTCCAACACACACCAAACCTGCCTTAAGTATTATCTGTGCCGAAGTGCTTGAAGAAGCAATATTGAAGGACACAACTGCCTTTGCGGCACTTCTAGAACGAGGAACATATCCAACATTTCGCGCTAGAGAAACTACATTCTCTCTCAATGTTGCCGAATCCAAGAAGGATTCGTTGACAATCATGTTCGAGTTGAATGCAGTAATATAGGTATTATATGCAAGCGTATCGATTAGGACAGAAAAGTTCGATCCCTCAAAGTCAAAATCCGTGAAAGTCGAATTTGCACGGAGATAATCCTTGATGGATGTCTTTATCTGATCAAAATCTAGATTTGTAAACTTTGTAAAAGGCATATTATCTTGTTGCCTCTAGGATATATGAGAATTGTTGGCGTGGAACTTCTAATCCCACAATGGTAAAGGTAACAGTAATCTCAAAAGCATTCAAATCTGGTCTAGGATCCACTACAACACGTGGATTTTCGACTCTTGGTTCATAATTTTGTATCGCAATTTCAATTTGTTTCTGCAAAACTGATGCCGTACCAAAATCTACGAAGTCAAATAGACTCGTTTTTACATCGGCACCAATTGTGGGGTTAAAAAATCTCTCGGTTGGAACAGTTTGAACCAAATTACGAATTGATCTTTTAATTGCATCCTCATTTTTAAGTACGAGAATATCCTTCGTCACTGGATGCATGTCAAATGACAAACTTATATCCTTAAATGCTCTGGATATTCTCTGTACCGCCATTTATGAGGAGAATTTATGTATTTTTATTTATACCTTCATCCAGAAATCTTACCATAATATGGTTCCGTACCATAATCCCAATCATCGTAGTCCTCATCATTGCGAATTTTTTCATGAATTTCGTTTTGATGTACAAAATCGTGCTTTTTGGGTGTGATATCATCATTTGCAATCTCACGAAGCATCTTTTGATGCTGATGATTGCCCAAATTATCCAAAAAATCGCTTTGAGGAGTCATTTTTTCGTCTCTGTAGTAATCTGTAACAAGTCTTGTGGTTCCCCACATCTCTCTCATGTAGTTTTTATCTCTGTCAACGGGTGAATTTGCCATTTTTGCTCCTGTTTTTGGTAAAACAGAACTTTTTAAGGGGTTTCTATCCCTTTTTCGTATTTATTTTGCAATTCGTGCTCCCAAAAATACTCCTCAGAGTGTCCAAGAGATCCTGAACAGTGAGAACCACCATTTTCAACGGTAAAACTTCTTGTAGAAACAAGAAAATCTGGTTTTTTGAGTGTTGGAGGAGTTAAACTCTCTTCAATCCAACGACATCTATTGTTTGGATATAGACCAATCTGCCCATTTGGGAGAACGATGCAGTTGTGAGACTTATGTTCTTCAGGAAATTCTGCAAATGTTAGGTCTGGAACATCCCTGTCCGCATGATATGAATCAATCGTGAACAAATATTTACCATTTTGAGAAATATGACCAGAACGATGCTTAACTTCTACAGACATCGTATATAAAAATTGTTTTTCAATGACTCTAACATCATAATCAAAACTATCCCAATACTGCAAATCACTAATTGGTAAATCTGGTTTTATTTCTCTTGGGCGTTCATGATGATCACTTTCCCAATCCAAGAATGCAGATATTGGTAGTTTATCATAAAGTGCTCCATATTCTGGAATATAAGTTTCAAAATAGAAACATCTACCCCAAATTGATTTAAGAGAAACCCACCATCCTTTTACATATTCTCCGTGCCCATCACGAAGATCTCTTAGATATTCTTTTCGAATCCAAACCTTTTTTGGTGGTAAGTTAACTACATTCATTAGAAATCTCTTTCGTCTGGTCTATAATATGTCGTCAACTCTTCACCTGATTTAATATCTTTAATTGAAAAGAGTTCATCATTCCTCCTATCCCAAAATACATTTGGTTCGAAGGAATGGTTGACATAATATGCGGTATATATTTTAAATGCGGGAACATCCAGATAAAAACCTTCTTCTGTTCCATCTGTCATTCCCAATATGTAGTCTTGAATATTGGATGGCAGATTTTCTATTTCCGACATCTTAAAAAAGAAATCATCGGATCTATTCACATCAAATATAAGAGTATCTTTAGGAATATCAACCAAAGAAAAAACCCCAACCCCAGCACCAGGAATAGTGCTAGGTTTGAGGCATGTCTTAAGGTCTTTGATCGAATTTAAAATTTGATCGCGACTATACATCTAATTAACCTTTGCCTTGTCCGCGATACTTCTTACGTGCTTTATTACGAGACGACGCTGCGTACTTCGTGTGTTGACCCATGCCTTGACGAGACTTTTTAGGAGCCCCCTCCACATAACCGCCACCTTTACGACTTGCCATAATGATTCTCCAAATAAAATTAAATAACACGTGTTTTTTCGTGACCGACTCGAATACGAGGATCACACCAAATTTCAAATCCTGCTTCCTTCGCATCAAGACAGAAAGAAACATCCTCACCGCACATATCTTGCACTTCTCCTGATTCGAAAACTTGCATCTTTGGTGCGAACCAGGGATACTTCATTTCAGAGTGCTCGAAGACTCCTTTCTTGATCAGAAGCCATCCGAAACCAGTGTAATCAACGGTGAAGGGTTTACGACGCTTTGCGATGCTCTCCAGGGTTTCGTGATTCATCACACCACCATTACCACGGAAATCATCTTCGTCCAACCAATGTGCAACGGAGGTGGTGTGACCGTCTTCGGTACAATACCAACCAGCTGCAATATCCTGGTCCATCAGAATCAATTGCCAGAACTTCTCAGAGTTAAACACAATATCACTATCAATCCACAGTTGATAATCATATTGTAGTTTTCCGTCCCAAGGCAGTTGATCTGGACCGCGCAGAACATTTGCTCCAAGGCACTTGCATCGTGCAAAGTTTACCATTGAAGAGTAGTCTTGCGAGATTTGGATACTGGCACCTGCCTGCACCAAATCAAAGCATAATTGTACAAAGTTCTTTAGGTAAGTATAAGAGACTCCCCTTCCAGGTAAACAAAAGACGATGGACTTTCCTTTGACCATCTCTTTTGCTTTTGCATAGTCCCATTCTTCTACATTCTTATTGGCAACGGGTGCCTTTGCTTTAACAGTAAATCCTTTTGACATGAGATAAAGTAGTTACATCAGTATCATACAGTATTATCTAGGTGAAGTCAAGAGCAGTCTATTCTTCTTTGACTTCCGTAATTAGAATAC